CCCACTCTTTGAGCAATAATTTTTGCTGTATCAGAATAAACATTAATATCTCTAAAAACAATAGCGCCACCTTTACCGGCAGCATGCGAATTTTCTCCACAATCTAATCTTAATAGCTCTGTTACTGTATTAGCAGCAGAATTTTTTTCTAAATGTAATAATGTACCAGTTTCGGGGGTTGTTCCAATTCCTACTCGACCTAAACTGTCAATAACCATTGCAGTAGTATCAGCTTGACTAGCATTTGAAGTATAAAAAAATGTTGAATCTCCAATACCAATATTTTGTATGTAACCACTATTACTATCTGCACCAAATTCTATTGAACCTCCACCTGCTGTTGTACTTGAAACTCTTAATCCACTTTGACCACCAGTTTTTATTTCCATTCCACCACCAAATATTTGGGGCGATGAAGTTCCTATTCCTACGTTTCCTGAACTGTCTATACGCATTTTTTCTGTGTTGCTAGTACCAAAAATTACATCTCCTGTATATTCATTCCAAACCTCAATCTCGTTTGTGTTTGTTTGATACCCTAATCTGCCTATAACCGCACTGCCATCTTGCTTTAGTATTATTTGAGCGTTATCTGTTTCAGTAACATTGTTTGTGTCAGCTTCTATAAGTAACCTAGCTGGACCTACTGACTGTAAGTGAAGTATCTCTGTAGGCGATGTCGTTCCTATTCCTACGTTTCCAGAGCCTGTTACAACAAATACGGCTGCTCCGCCGCCAGGCTGTACGTTGAAACCATTTGTTGCACTTGTTGTTAATTCTACATTTCCTGTAGAATCTTGTAACATTATACCACCTGTACTATCTGTACTTTGAAATCTAGCTACAATATTAGTAGCACCCGAATTAACATGCAGCTTATGAAAAGGTGACACCGTCCCTATACCAACTTCTTCATTTCCGTTTATTGTTATAGCTGTAGCATCTGCATTATCATCAATACCTTGTGATGTAAAAGATCCATTAATAGTAACATTACCAGTAAATGTTGGTGATTCTTCATAATTAGATGTTATAACACCTGTTGATGAATTATAACTTATAGCATTACCTGAAGCACTAATTGCGCCTCTAGCTCTTGCATCTGTATAATATAAATTACTTGTGCCTTCGGATAAATCGTCTGTATCTTTTGTTGCAAATGCTGTATCAAATCTTGATGTGTATGATGTTGCCGTAGCAACCCCAGATGAATTACCTAACCAAAAATAATCATTAGTAATATTTGGCACGTCGTTTGTTCTAAGTATTGATGACACTAATAACGATCCTGAATTTGCTGCAGATCTTGCAACTTTAGCAATGTTTTGAATTAAATTGCTACCCGTTGGTTTTGTCATTGTAAGACCACCACCTGCTTTTACATATACTGTGTCATTTGATGATGTGCTTGTACCGTCAATTGTATCTGTTGTAAGATTTCTTAAATAACCACCTGTAATTACATAACCTTCTGCATTTACAGCTAATGTGGTTAACAATAATCCTGCCGCCGGCATTTTAGCACTATTACTAGCGTCTGCTGGTGCTATTTGTAATCTTTCTGATGCGCCAACGTTACCTGTTATGTATACTGGAGTTCCTTTTGCAATACTTGCAGTGTGTGTGTTTTTTACAGGTATAATTACCGCACCTGCTTGTAAACTATCTGATTGCACTGCTGATGCAATACTTACAACTTCTATAGCAACACCATTTGCAGGTGCCGTATCAAATGTTAATGTGGTTCCATCTACTGTATATGTATTTTTAAATTGATAAACACCATTTAAAAATATAAATGTTTTTATTTCATTATCTATCTCTTGACCTAATGTAAATGCTGTAGTGCTTCCATTACCTGTAAAATTATCTTGATATAAAACAGTGGGCCCTGTGTTAATACTTGAAATAGAAATAACCTCTACACTGTGTCCTGATATTGGAGCAGTCGTAAAGGTTATAGTAGTACCCGAAATTGAATAAGTACTTTTTTCTTGATAAACACCGTCAATATATATTTGTGTTTGGTCTTCATCAGTTATTGAATTCTGTAAATCAAATGCAACAGTACTGCCATCACCTGTAAAATTATCTCTATATATTACAGACGCAGCATCTGGCGATACATTTTCAAAAGCTAAATTACCCGCGCCGTCAGTAGTTATTACTTGTCCGTCGTTTCCGTCTGACGCAGGAAATGTATATGCGTCGTTTATTCTTATGTTATTAAGAAAACGATTTGCCATATTAAATTTATAAAATTATATTAACCTATTTTTGTAATAAGTACTCTAATGTCATTTGTAGCAGGCGCAGATGCAAAATCAATTGTTACAACCGATGTTGACGTTCTTACCACGTCTGCATAAACTGTGTCTAATGAACTATTATCATAAAGCTGTACAATTACATCTTGAGAACCTAAATTGTGTGTTACGGCAATTGAAGTAGTGCTGCCATCGCCTATTGACGCAGCGAACGTGCTTTCTCCAACTGTTTGTACTTCGTAATAATCAGTTCCATCTTTTGTAAGCTCCCAAATATCAGTTCCTTCATTCCATCTGAATACCACGTTATCTGAAGTTCCTCTTTCAACTTCAATACCTGCGTTTTCACTTGGTGTTCCGGTTTCATTACTATTTAAAGTAATGATATTATCAGCAAGATTTATTGTTTCAGTATTTACAGTAGTTGTCGTTCCCGATACCGTTAAATTTCCAGAAACAATTAAGTTTCCTGAAACAGTTGGATTGTCAACTAAGCCAATTTGAATTTGGTTATTAGTTACAGTTGTTTCAATTTCATTTGCAGTACCAGCAAAAGTTAGCGTATCGGTCCCTAATGTTACTGTGTCATCTGAACCAGAATCTGCTGCTATAGTTAAATCCGTACTAATTGCCGCAGTACTTGCTGTAGTAATTTGCCCTTGTGCGTTTACAGTTATAACTGGTATTGCTGTTGATGAACCATAAGATGCAGCCGTTACGCCGGTATCTGTAATTGCAATATCATTTGCATTTGCTGTGATGCCAGTCCCGCCAACAACATTTAATGTTACTGATCCCGTATCGCCACCACCTGTTAAACCATCTCCAGCAATTACTTCTGAAATATCACCAGATACAGGAATCCAAGCGGATCCGTTATAAAAGTACAACTGCTTATCGCCCGCTGTACTATCGTAATATATTTGTCCTTCTACAGGTGTTCCTGGTGCAGCACCTAAATTTTGAATTACTGCATTTTGTAATTCATTTTTGTTTAAATTAATGTCTGTTAAGTATGATAATGCCATATTTTTTAATTTGCGTATACTTTACCTGTAAAAGATGAAGTAAATGTTATCCTAAATGAGTTGTCGTCTATATGTTGTACATCACCAATCACATGCGATCCCGCTGAATCAACCGTTGTAACTGATGGAAATTTATTTAAATTATGATTTATTGTTTCTGCAGTGTTTGCTGAAAATGCAATATTACTTGAAACAAAGTTTTTATCGGTTTGCCCTTTTGGAGAATATGCCATTGCATAAAATTTATCACCAACTAATGAACCGTTACCTTCTATAAATGTAATTGCTAGTGTTGAATAACCGCTGCCAGAATCTGTTATTGTATTTACACTATATAAAGCAAAATTATTTTGATTATCTGTTTGCGTTAGCATAACTCTTAAATCTAAAAAATAATTTAAATAGGTTTGTATGTCTTGGTTATTTGTATTAGTATGTGAAAACAATAAGGATGAAACAGCTGAAAAATTTTGTCCAGTGCCTGTTGAAGTTACAAACTGCCCAGCTAGAGGCGTTGCATTTGCTTTGAATTCATATACTAATTGGCCATTAACATTTATAAGGCTAGATGTATTTAAAAATCCAGCAATTTTTTCTAAATTAAAATTCTTAGTAGTATTCCCAGATGAATCTGTTCCTATAACTTTATCTGTCTTTGATACAGACGTATCCAGATTATAACTACTTATTCTAGCCATTTAATTTATTTTTTTACTATAGTTGAAATCTTCTCTAACCCTCTAGATGTAAAATAAAAACCTAAAGCATAAGATAAAATTTGTCCCATCAATTCTACATATTGGTTTGCAATATTAAAGCTACCAAAGTTACCGTCAGTCACTGCAAATAAAGTGTATATTGCTAAACTGAATATTGTAATCATTGGACGAATATTTTTTGAAAGCCATGAATCTGATGCCATGTCCGCTTTATGCCTTGCAGATATTTCTTTTTCTAATGACAATTCATGCTCTTGGAATATCATTGTCATTTCTTTTTCAAAATTAGCTTTTTCGTCTTTAGTTCTTACAAACTTATCTACAAG